TAGATATAGAAGAATTAAAATAAATTTTCGTTCATGATTAATATATATTTTGTAAATAAAATTATATATGAATCAATGTATTATAGTATCTATTGTAACTAGTATAATTTTCTTTCTAATTAAATTTATTAAAATGCGATTTATTGATAAAGAGTCTGAACCTTTAAAAATAATTGTCAAAGAAAGTGGATTTGTTTTTGTTTCATCATTATTAGGAGGCTTCTTAATAGAACAATTTAAATTTAATAATATTTTAGAAAATATTAAAGAAACACCTAGTGTATTTACAAATGAACCTGGATTCTAATAAAATTTATACAGGTTATTTAGATGTAAATATATTACAATATATTTTAGACTTTACATGTATATATTGTCATACATGTAAAAAAAAATATAATATAGATTTCTATCTAAAGTTAGGTAGATTTTATTATTGCAGTGCAGAATGTTATAATCATATTTAAAAATATATTATAAATAAAAAATTGATATACTATTTATTAATATAAGATGTAATATTCAATATTTAATATGGATACATATAGCGTTTCAAATAATAGACAAGATGACAATATTATAAAAGTATTTGTTAATAATAAATTCCATAAAGATGATATAGTATTCGATTTTATAAACGAATATGAATGGAGCAGTGAAACTAAAAAATACTTATCTCAAATAAAAATTAATAGTTTAAAACAAAGAGGTTCTAGTTTAGTAAAATATTTTTCACAGTTCAGAAAGCAATAAAGTATATGAATATAATATTCATATATATTATATGAGAACATGTAATAAACGTTTAAAAAAACATCGTCATTATAAATGTATAACATGTAAAAAAAAAAGACATACTTTGCATGAATCTTATAAAGATATGTTTAAAAAACATAATAATAGAAAAGGAAAGGGGCTAGAAGATGAAGTACCTTTTTTATTGAAAAAACGTTTAGAGAATCAGGGTATTTATGAACCTGGAATTATAAGCCAAATGTTAAAAGATGTTACTAGAAATACTGTTAAAGCGGCTATGTCTAGAAAACATTTAATGGATAGTTATAAACAATATAGAGAAGAAAAAAAACTACAAGCTGATTCTATGAAAAAAAAATTTGAAAAAAATAAAGAAAGAATTGCAAAAATTAATATATTATTAAAAGACAAAAAAACATTATTAACAGATAGCCCTAGTACTCGTACTCGTTCTAAATCTAAAAGTAGAACATCTAATCAATATAGAGAACTAATATCAGAAAAAGAAAGATTAGTCAATGAAAATTATTCTATTACATATATTCTAAATCGTAGATTTTAAAATCTTTAAATAATAATAGATTTTAAAATCTTATATTTATATTGTTGGAATAAATTCCCAATTCAATTCTCGACATATTTTTTTCCATATAGTATCTTGTTCCATGCGTTTTTCTCTATCTTTTAACATTGGAAAATAAGGAAGAAATTGACGTTCACCTAATAACTCACATAGTTTATAAATAGTATAATAATAATTTAAAAAATTAACCCTATCTTTCGGACAATATTTAGCATAAACAGGCTGAATTTCTGTAAATAAATTACACAATTTCTCTTCTAATTCTTGAGACATAATAGGTGGTTTTATACCAAGTTTTTCTTTAATAAATGGTATATGCTCATAATATTTATTATAACGTAAATTTTTTAATATCTCTTTTGTTTTTTTATTTGTTAATTCGCTTAATTCTATTCTTTCTTTTTTTATTTGTTGTTTTATATTTTCTATTACTTCATCAGGTATTAAAGTTGTCTCTTTTGCTTGAAATTGTGCTAATATCTCTCTTAGATGATTAATTCTTTTATATGCATAGAAACATACTTCTTTAGGAGGTTCTCTATAATTAGGTTTATCATTTTCTATATAGTATTTATTTGTTGTATAACATTTATTACAAATAATTACACCTTCATTTTCTATAAATACTAATTCACCATTATTACAAACACTACATTGATTACTATCAAAATAATATGAATTCATATTAATACTATTAATTACATTTTGAAAATATTTTTCAATATTATCATTTTTATTGATATTAAGATTATTATTATTATTATTAGTTTCTTTAGTATTGAAAAAGAATTTCAAATCTATTTTATTTTTGTCTGTACTATGTATATCATCTGATATATTTTTTTTTTGTTCAAAATAATCAAATATATGTTGAGAATTTGTTAGCAAATATTCTTTTTTAGCATTTTTAATCTTTTTTATTTCATTTTTATAAAATTTTATATCATCTTTTATATCTAAACATTTATCTATTGTTTTTTCTTTTTCTAAAGTTTCTCGCAATTGTATGATATATTTTTCATATACTGGTATTTTTTTTTCATTTATTTCAATTGTAGATAATATTTTTTCATGATAACTATCCAAATTTAAATTTTCACTACTATTATTATTATTTTTATAAATAGGCATTATATATTTATTTTTAGATAACTTTAATTATTTTAGGAAATAAATATTAATTTAATATTTATTTATTTATTTAATATTTATTTATTTAGAATATAATTTAATATATTAATCATTATAATATTATATTTTTTTTAATATATAATATTTATTACCATTTACAATAATAATTCGTATAATAATTATACTCTATTATATTAAAATGTAATTAAAATTAATTAATTAAATTTAATTTCAGAAAAATATTTTCTTTAGCAATATTATAAAAATGGGTGGAGGTTTAATGCAACTAGTCGCTTATGGGGCTCAAGATGTTTATCTTACATCTAACCCTCAGATCACTTTCTGGAAAGTCACATACAGACGTCACACTAACTTTGCTATGGAATCAATTGAGCAAACTTTCAATGGCCAGGCTGACTTCGGTCGCCGCGTTACCTGCACTATTTCGCGCAATGGTGACTTAGCCTACCGTACTTACCTTCAGGTTGTACTTCCCGAAATCAACCAGAATCATGCCAAATTTGCGCGCTGGTTAGATTTCCCCGGCGAACAACTTATTTCGCAGGTTGAAGTTGAAATTGGTGGTCAGCGCATTGACCGTCAATTTGGTGATTGGATGCACATCTGGAATCAACTAACTCTCACAAAAGACCAGGAAAGAGGCTATTACAAAATGGTTGGTAACACAACTCAGTTAACATACATCACTGATCCTAATTTCGCGCCTGTCGATGGTCCATGCGATTCGTCCGGACCACGCCAAGTTTGCGCGCCCCGCAATGCTCTACCTGAAACTTTCTTATATATTCCCCTTCAGTTCTGGTTCTGCCGCAACCCAGGTCTTGCGCTTCCATTAATTGCGCTCCAATACCATGAAGTTAGAATTAACATTGACATTTCGCCTCTTGATGAGTGCCTATGGGCTGTAACAGATTTAACATGTGATTCGCCTTCTTCTGCCAAAGCGACCACTGCTTACCAGCAGTCCCTTGCCGCGGCTTCGCTCTATGTTGATTACGTTTTCCTTGACACCGAGGAACGTCGTCGTATGGCGCAGAATCCCCACGAATACCTCATTGAACAGCTTCAGTTCACCGGCGATGAATCGGTTGGTTCGTCCTCGAACAAAATTAAACTCAACTTCAATCACCCTTGCAAAGAACTTGTCTGGGTTGTACAGCCTGATGCTAACGTTGACTACTGCTCTTCGCTTGAGTGCAACACTGTTCTAAACAGAGTTCTTGGTGCTCAGCCATTCAACTACACTGATGCGGTTGATGCTCTACCAAATGCTCACCACGCGTTCGGTGGACCACAGGCTCTAACCGGCACTGGTGGTGTTGGAACATTTGCTTTCATTGATGCTTCTGGTCTATTCCAGGATGCTGGTGCTGGCGATCTCACTCCCGATGGCACATGGGGTGCATCGTACTCGAACCCCAACTTAAATGTTAACGAAGACTCGGGTGTCTCTGATGCCGGTACATTCGTTCTAGCTGAAACTGCGGTTGACATGCATTGCTGGGGCGAAAATCCAGTTGTTGCTGCGAAACTACTCCTTAATGGTCAGGACCGTTTCTCGGAGCGCGAAGGTAACTACTTCGACCTTGTCCAACCATATCAGCACCACAGTCGCTCCCCTGACACTGGTATCAACGTCTACTCCTTCTCGCTTCGCCCAGAAGAACATCAACCATCGGGTACCTGCAACTTCTCGCGTATTGACAATGCTACCCTACAGCTAGTTCTATCGAATGCGACAGTCACTGGCACCAACACAGCCAAAGTTCGCGTCTATGCGACCAATTACAATGTCCTCCGTATCATGAGTGGTATGGGTGGTCTTGCTTACTCGAATTAAATATATAATCATTATTTCAATAATATCATTTATAATATTATTGAAAATATTTATTATAAAATTATTGTTAGAAATTATTAGAAAAAGTATTTACATTCTTCTTGTTTTTTTATTTTTACGAACTATATGTTTTCTTCCTTTTCGTGAATGTTTTTTTACCTTGTGTAAATGTTTTCTTCCTTTTCGCGTATGTTTCTTTACCTTGTGTAAATGTTTTCTTCCTTTTCGTGTATGTTTTTTTACCCTGTGTAAATGTTTTCTTCCTTTTCGCGTATGTTTCTTTACCTTGTGTAAATGTTTTCTTCCTTTTCGCGTATGTTTCTTTACCTTGTATAAATGTTTTCTTAACTTGGGTAAATGTTTTCTTCCTTTTCGCGTATATTTTTTTATATACGATTTACCTCCCAAGAATTCTCCAATATTGTATATTTTTGATTTTTTCTCAATTGTGTCTGCTGCCCAGTGTCCCCAATTTAACCAGTTGCTATAATTTGGCTTATCCACCGTCGCTCCGCTGTCCGGCACCCAATTCTGGTCCAGGGAAAGAGTAATATCATCATACTTCGGAGGATCTTTGTAGTCACCAAGAGATACCTTTGTAAACTTATCTTTAACTATGTCATAATCACATGCTAAGATTTGACCGTTTGGCGGATTCTCATAAGCAATGTTTAATAATTCTGTAAACTGTTCATCCGACATGGGCAACTTTTCGTTAATACTAGTTTTATTGATACCCTTTGATTTAAAGTATTTACGTAGTGCTCCTTCTGCTATTATTGCTCTAATAATGTCTAAACCCTCCTTCAACATACTCTGCTCACTGTTTTCTATCGCACTAATTTTATTCTTTAACCACTGTTGCCTGGGCGTGAGCGCTCGGCCGGGCATGCGTGGCAAGAACTCCGGCTCCGGACATTTACCAAATAACCACTCATGTTGATAAAACGCTAATTCCTTATCTAATTTTAAGCGGTTCATGTCCTTAACTTGGGCATCCATTTTTTGCGGGAACTTTGCGTCAATAATTGGGTAGGACGTATCAAGCTTATAAGTTTCAGGATATATTCTGTTATTAGCTGCGGATTTCTTCGCCGAGTTCGCCGTCGTCCAGTCTGTTTGATAGAAAGATTGGTCATGCCACATAGTCGGGTCTGGTACATTCAAATACATAATCTTTTTACTCGCAGCAAATTTCGTCGAGAAGCTATTCATATATTTTATAAGATCAGCCTGTAGCGTGGGCGTTGGAGGGTTTGAATCAAAATGATATGTATATACAAACTCTTGTATATCCTTAAAATTACTCCCCTTAGTCCAAGGTACTTTATTTTCCATATAATATTTAAATGCATTAAACGCCTTTACATAAGCAGTGCCAGGCAAAAAGCTCCTATAATGGTCCCAATCCTTGAATGACTCGCCGCCGGGGTCGCCCGGAATCAGGGGAGGTTTTCCTCCCGGCCCGAGCGCCGACCAACCCGCCGGCATCCCCCCTGCCTCTAATTTCTCAATTTCCGTCATATATGTTTCATTTATTTCGCCAAAAAGATAATACATTAAGTAGTCATATATTACATCAATCAAAGTACCTGTGGTGCCATCGGTCATGTTAGGGAGGGCTATGAGTTTCTGGTATTCTTGTGATTCTTGTGATGGGATGTTGACAGGTTTTAACCCTGCTAATTTGCCCGTTTTACTAACTAAATATGTGTAAGCGATAATAGCTTCTTTGGGGGTGAGTTTATAAATTCCTCCTACATTATACAATGGCTTTAATTCCGGGATGCCAGTCTTCCTGTCGGGGAGGTCTACCATGGATGACAACCCTCCAACCCGTCCTATACTTTTTAACATTGTTCGTTTCGAATTGGTACGGAAATATTTATGTTGAGTGCCTTTGATATATAAAACTACGTTTTTTATTTGTTCCACCTCCTCGTCTTGTGATGCTGTCGCCGTTGTTTTTCCAGCCAGACCCGATAATGCATTGAATCGTGAGTACGCTAGGTTGTACATTACTATATCTTCCTCTGCTAGTTTACTTACATCTATGACAGCATTGAAGTCGTCCAACTTCTGAATAGAATTACGTAATAGTTCTAGAATTTTAGTTGTACTATCGGTTTCATTCGTAAGAGCTGACGTATTTACCTGAGTTCCATCATTATCCATTAACTTCCCCCAAGTATCAGCGGCCAGGCCTTCTAGAATTGATTTTTTGCCTTTTAATTGTAATTTTGGTTGATCAGCGAGATCGAGCGCACCCCCCGCTTCTAACTTAATATAAGGTTTTAACTCTCTGTCTTCTAAAATATGGAATTGTAAAAAGTCTATTACTGGGATTTTGTATGTTGCGCCTAATGTTGATATGTTTGTCTTTAATTTTATTGCTGAATTAGTGCTCCTTTTAAATAACTTTTTAAGTGGGTGGTCTGTGTCTGTGTCTGTGTCATCAAAATCTCTAATAACTATATTTAGTGCTTCGATATATTCAGGGAGACTATCCATTAATTCTGGAGTAATAACGGAAAGCGCATTTTTCCACCCATCACCGCAGTTCTCAACCGGCTGTTTTGACAACAGGTCTATTAGTGGGCTTAAATTTGTTACAGAAAGATTACTCTCATCCAGCGCTTTTAATATTTGTAAAAATTTGCTAATATTTGGTAATATAGTCTCTCCGTCTTCATTCAGCGCGCCATCCTTATTACGTATATTAAGGTCTATTAATATATCACCCACCGTTTTTTTTGCTTTAGTTAAAAAATCTTTTAATAAAAGATTTGAACGATATTCTTTATTCTTAGCCTTGTTGTTGCCTGCATGAATAACGTCTGTCTTGATATCTTCCTGAAAAACTTCTTTCTTTGTAGTCTGCAAGTCTGTTTCAATTTTTGACAACAGTTTTCCATATAATAAATAGGCCTCTTTCAAAACGGCTATATTCTTTCTTATTTCTAAAATTTTGCCGTCAATACTGCCAGGGTCAGCGTTTATATATGTAGCCAATTTTGTCATAGTAGAGTATACAGGTTTACTACTCAGTGCCTTTGGTTTTGTATCGGCCACCAAATCTGCCGACGAACCCAACGGCGCCGCTGCCGTCGCCGCTGCCGTCGCCGCTGCCGTCGCCGCCGCGGGAACCGCGCCATCTGTAGCTATATACATATAGGAATAGGTCACCTTCAAATCCGTGTCTTTAAAACTTTCCATTTTTTTACCACTCTTACCCAACATGTCTATTATTTTTCTACCTACTTTAAAATATTCATCATTGGTAATTTCATATGATTTATTAAGTGCTGCCTCTTCTTTATTTGTAATAATATCATTTTTGATTCCAAATAATCTCGTTAATTCTATTCTGGGGGGAGTATTTTCTTTTTTATCTAAAATAGTTATACCTATTGTTTCAGATGACAAATGATCCAAATTTGCTGGATTATAATTAGTCGAAGTTATTACACCATTTTCTATTCTATAATTATCATCTCCATGCTCAAAAACTGTAAATGGTAATTTACCAATTTTTTTTAAACCACTATTGTCATGTGAGATTTTTAATATTTCTTCTCGAATAATACGGAACGGAAGTTTATATTTCTTGTTCAATATATTAACGCTATTAGCGGGCCCACCATTACTCCGTTCCTCATTAGCGAGTGCCTCATCCGCCATAATAGTATTTTTTTGCCATTGTTCACCATCATTAACAGTCATTCTAGGCTGATGCCAAGCCCAGATAAGTGAACTTAATTTGTAGTCTGATTCTAATAATTGTTTCATATTGTGATTATTAAAAAAATGAATTAAATATAAAAGATCAAATAATCTTTTCGTCTTGTCAGGGTATGGCTTGTTCTGCTTAATAAAATTAAATAAAGTAAACGGATGCTCTTTCATATATTCCCACACCTTCGTAACATCTGGATCTTTTTCTTTAGATGGTTTCATTCCACGAAAATTTATTTTATAAAATTCTTCACTATTGTCAACAATTTCAATAATAATTTGATTATACAGATACCCAGTGCCTCCCATCCTTTTGAACAATAATTTTTTTACCATGTTTACATCTATATTTCCAGGTTCATTCCACTTTTTCTTCAGCATATAATTAGAATATTCTACAAACAATTCTGTATCAATTATATAACTCTTTGTCTCATTAGACCCAGTAAATTCGGTATTTTTTATTGCTAGAATTTTCGCCATATATAATATTATAATATTATAAATTAAATACTATAAATAAAATTGAATTTTTTATTCTTTTTTTAATTCTTTTTAAAAACTCTTAAATTTATAAATTATGAATATATATGAATTTGATAAATACTCTACAAATCATGAAGGACTAAAAACAACATTAGATAAATATGGCGTTGCTATTATTCCTGCTGTTCTAGATAATGATGAATGCAATTATATGTTATCTGGAATTTGGGATTATTTTGAACATATTAGTAAAAAATGGGAAAAACCTATTAATAGAAATAATCAAGAATCGTGGAAAGAAATATATAGTTTATATCCTATGCATAGTATGTTAATACAACACTGGAATATTGGACATTCTCAAATTTGTTGGGATATTAGACAAAATAGTAAAATAATAGATATATTTTCATATTTATGGGATTGTAAAAAAGAAGAACTATTAGTTTCATTTGATGCTATGAGTTTTAATGTTCCACCAGAAGTGACTAATCGTGGATGGAATCGTAATAATTGTTGGCTGCATTGTGACCAATCATACACTGAAAGTCGCTTTAAATGTGTTCAAAGTTGGGTAACAGCTTTAGATGTAAACAAAGATGATGCTACCCTTTCATTTCTAGAAGGCAGTCATTTATTTCATGAATCTTTTGGAGAACTTTTTGAAATAGAAGACAAGACTAATTGGTATAAATTAAATGATATTGAAAAAGAATTCTACTACATGAATGGATGTAAATATAAAAAAATAATGTGTCCTAAAGGAAGTATTGTATTTTGGGATAGCAGAACCATTCATTGTGGTGTTGAAGCTAATCGCTCTAGAGAAAAATTTAATTTTAGAGCGATTATTTATTTGTGCTATATGCCTCGTGAACAAGCTACAAAAAAACAACTAGAAAAAAGGAGAAAGGCATTTGAAGAATTAAGAATGACTAGCCATTGGCCTTGTAATGTTAAGTTATTCCCAAAAAATCCTAGAACGTATGGAGGTGTACTACCAGAAATCACTATAATAGAACCTCCTAAACTTACTCAACAAGGTAAACACTTGGTGGGATATTAATACTATTTGATGTGGGCAATAATTTATGTTTAACTTGTTCACACCATCTTTCATGAAGTTCAGGTTTATCATATGTTGAAATATTACCATCAAATGTAATATTATATAATGATGATGACAATATATTATTCAACCATTGTTCATGATACTCATGGCATTTTTTTAAATATTCTACTGGAATTTCTTCTCCTTTTCTAGCTCGAAGTTTAACACGCTTATCAGCAATATTATAATCTGTTTTTATATAGATATAATTAAACTTGCTGAAATCATTAATAAACTCATCGAACCACATATTATAGATTTGATAATCTATTTCGCGAATTTTGCCATCATCATATAACATTTTTGCAAATACATTTCTATCGGTATATACACACCTTTCCGTAAATATAATATCATATCCCTCTTTAACAGCCCGTCTTAAAGTAGCTAATCTAGATATATAAGCCATCATCTGGAATGAAAATGAATAAATTTCTTGATCTGCATAGAAACATTCAAGAATTGTCTTTCCATCTCGATCTTTGATTGTTTCCCAAATATTTACAGGTTCTTCTAAGAAATGTATACGAACATTATGACTGGTACCAGATTCTTCATCATACCATTTACAATTTTCTGGCCGGGAAAAATACTCCTTTAAGGCTTTCATAAAAGTAGATTTCCCAGAACCAATATTTCCATCAATTGAGTAAATAAGAGTCATACTTATATTATTATGTTAAAATATATTTTTATTTTTATATTTTTTCAATTTTAATATTATTATAATTATATATGAAATCTTCAAAATTAATAA